CATGCACTATATTGATTGTTGCCGTGGATGTCCTTACAGGGTCAAAAGGCGTATCGCTCGTGTTGTATCTTACAACAAAGGGTTGGTCTCCTGCCAACACTATCTCCTGATATGCGCTTGAATCGCCGCTTGCGGTAATCTTAACCTCATATTTCTTGCAATCCAAACTTGTGAAAAATCCGTGGTAATTTGCCATTAATATTCTTTTAGTAAAAAGTAATAAATCAGGCGGACAAAGGAAAGAAAAAAGGGGTTGGCTTAACCCCTTCTTCTACTATTCTCATTGTTAATAACTCCGATAAGGTCTGTGCCCCTGATTTTGAACTGCACATTGCCTCCACCGAGTTTTCCGCTGTTGATGGCATTGAAGAGCATACCCTGTTGGTGCTTATTAAGTATCATTTCGCCACTATTGACCCTCGCCATCTGCTTATCACCGCTATAAGAGCTACCTCCAATGATACCACCTTTGGCAAATTTGCCCATGTTCGCAAGAGCGGCCACAACAGCGGCAATACCTGCAGCGATTGCAACAAGGTTATAAGGGAAAGGAAGTTTTGCACCACTTGCAGTAGCACCTGCAACAGCCTCTGAAGCATTTGCACTCGCTGAAGCCTTTGATACTGCTGTTTCGGTTATGTTTTCTTCGATTGCCTTTTCTGTTTCTTTGTTTTCAGCCTTCTTTTGACCCAAGAGTGCCTGCCTGTATGCAATCTCCTTTTCAAGAAGAGCCACCTTCTGCTGCTGCATCGCAAGTTCCGCCTGGTCAAGTGTCTCCTGCGTCTTGGTTATGGTGTTGAGTGTTTCCGATATGGAAGTGAACATCTCGATTATCTGAACAACCTCATTGAATATCGCCATAAACTTCTCCCAACCGTCTATGAAGTCCTTGAGAGCAGGGTTATCCTCATCACCGAAGACCTTTGCGATATTTTCAAGACCCTTGATAACCCTGTCGGTGCTTTCAGCAAGGTTCTTTATGCCTCCTACAACCGCATCATCTATGGCCTTGTTGAGTTCATCGATGTCCTCCATTATCTGTCGGAGTTTCATCGCCTCTTCAAGGCTTTCGGCTTCCTTCGAAGCAAGGGCATATTCAGCCTTAAGGTCTTTTAGTTTTTTCCTTACATCCTCGCTCGCATCGGCAATATTGTCATACTTGGATTCAATCTCATCAATCTGTTTCTTGATTTCATCAGCCCAATCCCTTGCCACATCAGCCTCTTCTCCGAATATCTCTGAACTTGGCTTCTTGTAATCAAAGGTCTTGTCCCTCTTGCCCCTCTTCGGCTTGTCCATAAGAAGTACATCGAGGTCCGCCTTTGCATCCTTGTCCCACTTTTCAAAGAGTTTTTCAAGTTCATCAGTAAGTTTGTCATCTGCTTCCTTGATTGCCTCATCGATGCTCTTGTCAATCGCTTCCTGAGCCGCAGCGAGAGTGGCATTGAAAGCGGCCTGCTTTGCAGCGTCATATAAGTCCTTGTACCACTTCTCCATTTTGGTAAGGGTCTTGCCCTTATCCATCTTGTCTATGATTTTGTCTATTGACTGCTCACCGCTCGCAGCAGCCTCTTCCCAATACTTCGATACAAGTTTGTCAAAAGCATCATTGTATTGCTCTTGGGTTATCGCATGTTCCTTGAGTTTGTTTTCAAGTTCCTTCTTCTCCTTGGTATAATCCTCGACAACCTTTGCAAGACCCTTCTTATTCTTGTCCTTGTTGTTATCGTCATTGTTGTTGTTGTTGTCTTCCGCAGTCAAATCTGCAAGGCTTTTTGAGAGTTTCTGAACCTCTTCATCAGCCGCAGCGGATGTTTTCCTTAACTCAACAAGTCGCTGTATAAGCGGAACAACATTTTTCTCAATCCACCTTTTATCTTTGATGTTACCCTTGTTGAGTTGTTCCTTGTTGTATTTCCCCGTGTTTAAGTCTATATAACCGCCAAGATAGTCGCCTGTTTTTGCGTAATATTCTTTCTCTTTCGCCTCAATCTGACTTCTTACATCAGTAATCTGCTCCTCATACTCCTGCTCCTGTGCAATTGCCCTGTTGATTTTGGATACAATCTTAAGCCTTTCAATCCACTTATTGACAGCATTTACAATATCGTCATAGTTGCTTTCAATGGTGAACATCTTATCATCCTGCAACCCAAGTTCCGTGTTGATTTCCTTAAGCGCAGCATTCCATTGATTGCTTCCCTTTTCGCATTCTCTCAATAGTTTCAAGTTGTTTTTCAACTTGATTATCTGCTCTCCTTCTGAACTATCAATTTTACTTATGTTTTTCTCATAATCGGCATAAATCTTTGCGGTTTCACCCGTAAACTCTTTAATTTCCTTCTGTTTTGCATGCCATTTTTGAATAGCGCCTACAACCCAACCAATAATTGCGAATGCTGCAAGTTGAACAACCATTCCTTTTATGCTATTCAATACTGCGGCAGCAAAATTACCTATCGCTTTCCACAGTTTAGCAGTAGCAGTCAAATTGTTGTTATAAATCTTTCCCCATGAACCAAGGTGCTTATAATTTTCTTCAACATCTTTGATAACCTTCAAGTCAGACTCTGTAAGGAATCCATTTTTTCTTCCTTTAAGTGTTCTTTGTGCTTTATCTATTTTTAGAAGTTCGTCATTATATTTCTTGGCAAATTGCAAAGCATCTTGAATATCATCGAGATTTCCAGTCATGGTAACATTCATTGGGGTCCCATAATTATTTCCCCTTTGTATGTTTTTAACCTTTTGTGCAGTTTTGTACATCCTTTCGGCTTTCGCAATTCCTGCGTCAAATGTTGACTCTGCCTCAAGTCTTGTATTTCTTATACTATCTCTGATACCTCCAAAAAATTTTACGGTTATCAATGCACCAAGTCCGGAAAGTGTTGATATAATAAATCTCTTAATTCCGGCCATGTTGTTGGTTATCCACTTCAATATGCCTGAAGATGCGTCAATGATGCCCTTGTACATCCTTTCAACACCGGCACTTTCAACCAATTCAGTCCAAGATGTTCTTAACCTGTTGAGTGAGTTCTGAAGGCTGTCGAAGTTCATTCCTTCTGTAACCTTTTCCAATTCCCTTGCGAATTTTGGAAGAGCATCAGCGGCCATCAACTTGCCCTTCCTCATCATGTCTTCGAGTTCCATGGTAGAGACACCCATGGCGGTTGCCATCATACCAAATGCACCAGGCAATGCATTACCCAACTGCCTCCTCAACTCTTCCGCTGCAACCTTGCCCTTTGACATCATCTGCGTGATGGCATTCATCATGTCCCTTGTGCGGTCAGCACTCATGTGATAACCAGCAGCGGCCTTGGTAAGCTGCTCATATATGTATTTCTGCTCTTCAAGTGATATTGCAATCTTTCCATTGTCATCCTTCACCTGATTTGCAGCCGCATGGAACTGACCGAACCCTTCAATAAGGTTGGTAAGGTCCTGTCCGTACTTGTTTGCGAGTTTCCTTACATATTCAAGGTTTGAAGCATAACTATCCCATTGGTTTCCTGCCTCATCAACCTCAACACTGACATTCTTAAGAACCGCTTTCGCCACAGATAGCGACTGTGCGGTATCCTTCATGTTGCTTATCAACTTGCTGAATCCTAACCCTGCACCAAGAGCGGCTGTTACGCTCAAAAATGCGGACTTCAATCCCGCAAGGGATTTCTTTACGCTGTTTATACCCCTCTCAAAGTCCTTTGAGTTAAGTTTAAGTACAGTTTGAAAACTAAAATTATTTCTCGCCATATGTTTACTTCCTGTTGTTCATTATTTTGCTTATTGTCTCATATACACCATCCATAAGTGTCCTTTCTGCCCTCGGGCCCTCTATCATCACAGCATCAGTCCAAAATGAACTACCGACATTAGGATTGCCCCTTGAGATACTGCCCCTGTAATAACCTTTTCTTGTGTACCTCTTGTCAGTACCCCTGTCTATAAGGTGTGCGTGGTTTCCTCCGCCTTTCTTACCTGCGGTTGCCCTTTTGAAACCCGCATATGCCGCTGTCTTTTTGACCCTTTTTGATATTGACCTCTTCAAGTTGCCGCTAACCACCTTGTTCCTTGACGCAAGGTTTGACGCTCCCGCATTCTTGATGTAGGAGATACCCTCGTCAAGGGCTGATTTTATGGTGTGGCTCTTGTCTATCTTCGCAGCCTGCGTGAATTTCCTCTGCAGAGCCTGATAGTCCCTCTCATTTAGGGTTATTGTGAAATTACCTGCCATCCTTCTTCAAAATATCATTTATATTCCTTCCAATAAGGTTCTTTACCGCATAGGTATTATTCTTAAGGTTCTCTTCTGTTTTCTTTTTCTTAACTTCCTTCTCCCATGGGAATGGAATAAGTTGGTCAGGCCCCTTTATCTTCTTCCCGTCAATCTGTGGAAGGACTTGGATATATGTCCACAGCCTCTCTTCCTCATATCTCTTCTTCACCATAGTGTCGCACGCCTCATAAAGCGGTTCTACCTCCCATATGTTCATCTCATACATCACATAATGTGCATCTACATGGTAATCCACTATAAGACTTGTTGCAAGGTCGGTCATCCTCATCTGTGTGCTTCCGCTGCCGCCTTCTTCATCCTTGCTGTCCTTCTTGAATTGCTTCATCACCTCAAGGATGTCATTATACTTCGATGCGGCCCATGTAGCGAACTGCGGATTCTCAAGGATTCCCTCGAAAATCGAGTATTTTATCTCAATGTCATTGCTGACATAGAAGGTGCAATACAAAAGCATCGCAATATCCTCTTCTGCGAAGTCAAAGAATGACCTGCCACTCAACCTCTCATACATGCATATAGCCTTGATGGTAAAATCCATCCTGTATTTTGACAAGTCCATCTTCTTTGGTTTCGGGGCTTCTACAGCCTTTTTCTTGAACCATCCAAACATATAACCTCTTTTCACTAAAAAGTGCCATTTCGGGCGGACAAAACAAAAATGGCAGCACCCGATTGTGCTGCCATGCTGCTTTTTTTACCGTCATAAAAATTAACTGCCAATCTGCTGACCATTCTTCTGAATTTCGCCAGCGCCCGTGAGGGTGATTGAGCAAGAAGCAATCTCATTGTTACCTGCCTCAAGTGAGCAAGAGGTAACAACTGCCTTACCATTGTAGTAGGTCTTGCTTGTGTCAAGAGTGTGAGGGTTCTCGTCGCAAACTCCGTCGAAATCAACTTCCTCACCCATGTACCACTCGATTTGGTCGCCGGTAACCATGTGCTCGATAAGCGTGTCGAAAGAAATTGCAATGTTTGCAGAGTCACCTGAAAGGCTCGCATAGAGTGCGTCTGCGGAAATAGTGTAAGAAGCCTTACCACCCATAGCAGATGCCCACTTGCAAGAGAACTTTGAAGAGGTGTCAATACTCTCTGAATCAACCTGAATTGAGCAAGAAGTAGCGTATGCCAATACAGTGCCGCTGTTTACCAAGTAAAGCAACAGGTTGTCGCCCTGTACAAGTTGGTCATTTTCATTCCAATATTTTGCCATTGTATTATATGTTTTTTTATTATTATTTTATTGTAAATAAGAGAGTTTCGATATACTTATTGTCGTCGAACACCTCTGTACTGTCTGATAATATGATGTCAACCCTTATCCCATTGGATAATTTGTGATTTCCTGTAAGCGCATTGTCTATCTTTGATGCAAGGGCGATTGCAGAGTCATAATTGTCTGATATGGCAACAACCGCCACTTCACATTCATCCTGATAGACACCATTCTTTACTGCATGTTTTGCGTATTTCTGCCTTGAATAGACTATGAAGTCACCAATTGTATTCTCCGCTGCCACAATAGGATAGACATGCTGTCCGACCTGTTCGGCAATATCCGCATCGGCAAGAAGCATAGCCCTTATCTCATTGCCAATTCCCCATTTTTGGTAGGAGTTTAGGCCATTGTTAAAGCAACTCATTATTCATTAATCTTGTCTAAAATTATTGTCAATTGGTTATCTTCCTTGTACTTGTCAAGGCTTGTAATTCGATACCTCTGCCCTTCATATACAACTATATTGGTCTCGTCTATTTCTTTGCGATAGCGTAACCTAAATCGTAATTCAGATGAGTGAAATAGTTCCGTACCGGCATCAACCACATAGTTCTCCTTGTTCTTCGTCCTTTCGGCCCTAACTTTGAACATGAAGATTTCCTCGGGATGCTTGAAACCACTTTCACTCTGCACCTCTACTACTTTGTAGAATTCAAGTATTTCTGTAAGTTGTCCGCTGTAAATCATATTAGTTCAAATAGTTGCGATAAAGGTCTATAAGGTATCTCATTGAGAGAGGAAGTTCCGTCCTGTTACCAAGCGGTTCCCTGTTTTGATAAAAATTTCCTATCATCAACAACATCGCTTGCTCAAGGGGGGCTGGCAAGCAGCCCCCATTGTTTTCAGCAAGTTTGTCGTAGTCCTCATTTACATGCACTCTCACAGCCTGCTCTGCAGCTTCGATTAGGCCAAGGATGTATTCATCATCCTCGGTAAAATCGGGTAAGATATTAAGATGCGCTTTCGCTTGGTCAAGTGATATGTACATAAGGTATATATTGATGAAAAAGGATTATTCGTAAATCTTTGCATTGATGCGGTCACCTGCAAGAACTGAATCGAAAAGGTAATTGACCGTCACACGAATTTCATTTTTTCCTGCACGGGTGTACGGGTCTACCGTGATAACCATTCCGTCCTTCTCCCACGATGCACAAGCGATATCTCTTGGGTCTACAACCAAAAGGCCACCCTTTGCAACAGAGTTGCTAACTACAGTCTGACGACCGTCGATTTCATTAGCGTCCCAAACCATCTTGAGGCCGCTTGCAGTCTGAACCCCGCGAAGAGTGTACTTGACATTAGGGCTGGTGACAAAGACAAAGTCAGTACCATTGTGCTCTTCAACTGCATTCTCCTGTGCGAGAACATCGTCGAAAGTCATTGAAGCGAGAGTACCTGTCTCTGCGCTGTAGAATAGTCCTGCAGGCTGTGAGGTAGAACCACTTTCTGCACCAAAGACAGTGAGGTCAATCTTTTCAGCGATGGCCCTTGCGAGGTCATTGATAAGGATAGCCTCCGCATCTTCAGGGCTCTGTGCGAGGAACTGACGGGAGATGTCGATGTAAGCGGTAAGTCTCTTTGGGCTGAGGGTCACCTTCTCGAAAGTCCCAGCTCCATCAGTGGCATCAGAGTTTTCGGCGTCCGACCAATAAACATTTGAACCGGTGTATTTAGGGATGTCGATGTTTCCAACAGCATTTGAGAACCATCTTACACCAAGTTTGTCAAGGACAGTAGCATTCCTGATGGCTACTTCGAGGGGGGCCTTCTCCGTAGGGATATTTTCTTCGCCATTTCCTGTTGCAGTTGCCTGAATAGCAGCACGGAAGTCAATTGAATTTCCCTTAACATAAGCACGCTGCTCATCGGTAACATTACCTTCAGCGATTGCCTTTACAAGGTCGAATAATCTTGTTTCCATTTTTCTTGTTTGTTTTGTTTTGTTATTATTTTTTGATAGATTTCTGTTTTCTTCTTCAAGGCGCGAAATCTCCGCCTCTACATTTTCAATTTCAGAGCGGATTTCCGCCATTCTTGAAGTCTCGTCTGCATTCAACTCTCTCTGTTCTGCCTCTCCACCATTGATGATGGTTTCAAGTTCATTCTTGAGGTTGAGAAGACGCTCTCTGTACTCAAGTTCTGTCATAATTGAACCTTTTATTTTAAATGAATTATTGACTATTTATATAAATAGGGAACATTTTGTCCGCCGTCTCAATAAAAGGGCACAAAGACGAACACATTTTGAATAACCCTATAAAAAATGTATATTATGGGTGTTATGGGAACTACAAAAGAAAGGTTTATTGAACTCCATGGAGAAGAAGCATGGGCCGAAGAGCGTCTTAAAAGAAACAGGCGTAATAGGGAATATGACGCAAGAAATAAGGACAAGAAAAAGGCACGCCAAGCACGCTACGAAGAAAAACACAAGGAAGAAATCCGTCAGCGTGGTGCAGAGTATCGCAAAAATAACAAGGAGAAAGAACAGGCGAGAAATAAAAAATATCGTGAAGAAAACAAGGACAAGATAAATGAGAAGAATGCCCGCTACCGCGAAGAACATAAGGACGAAATAAATACAAGAGCCGCTATTTATAGGGAAAACAATAGAGAAATATTAAAAAAAAGGCAACTTGCATTTTATGAAGAACACCCGGAAAAGAAATCCGAATATGGAAAAAAATACTATGACACCCATCAGGAAGAAATAAAAGAGTATAGGGATAAGCATAAAGAAACAAAGGAAAAAAGAGCGTCCTCATTACGATACCAATACAAAAGGAAAGATAAGAACAACAATCGTGAAGGCTTCAATCTTACGCAGAAATGGATACTTGATAATATCTTTAATTCTAAATGCATCTATTGCGGTGATAGCGATTGGCATCACCTTGGATGTGATAGAATGGATGACGAAAAAGCACACACCACAGACAACTGCGTGTGCGCTTGTGCCCTATGCAATGTTGAAAGATTTTATAAGGGAATGTCCGTGGACGAGTTTATTGAATATCGCAAAATAGTTCCTCTTGGTGGTAAATTACCAAAACTTCAACAAGTGGTGGAAATCAATGGCAAGAAGGTAATAAAAAAAGCGGGTTAATTACCCGCTTTTTCTTTTTCATCCCTCTTGAGGACATCTTCAAATTCAGCCCTCAATTTTGAGTAATACTCATCAAGTTTCGCTTTCTTTTCGGCTTCCTCTGCCTCTCTCTTCTCTTGCTCAAGTCTTTCTGCTTCAGCCTTTGCCTCTGCTTCCTTCCTTTCCTCTTCTGCTTTGAAATCTTCGAAAGAGCGGCATTTCACCTCGGTTCCGAAATATGCGGGTTCGAAAACCGGACTCACATCGTAAAGTCTGTCAAACTTCTTGATGGTTCTGATGTAAGTTCCATCTTCCTGCTTTGCCCATGAGTCCTCTGCTACGGTAAAGGCGAAAGATGATTGGGTGATGTCACCCCTGCGGAGATATTCAAGGCACTCGTCACCGAGAGCGGTCTTTGGTGCTGAAAATGTGTATCTCAGGCCCCTTTCATCAGCAGAAAGTGTGAGGCTTCCCTGACCGAACCTGCTTCTCGCAAGGATGCCCCTTGAATTGTCATGATTTAGCACAGCCATCACATCGCTGTTCTCAATAACACCATCTACAGCCTGTGGCTCTATCCTCTCGTAAAAACCGCCAAGATTCCTGCTCAAGGTGTTGAATAGCATTGCATATCCATCTACATCCCTACTCTCTGCATTTGCCCTGATTTCAGAGTTATCTATGTATCTTAATTCTTTTTCCATAATCAACTTGTGTTTATATAAAAGGTTTATTTTTTGTCTTCTTAAGGTGTTGGAGTCTCCGTGCTTGCTGAATAGACCAAATCACTACCGATGTAAATAGCATCTGCAGCATCATTGCCTACATAGACAGTTGAATTGCCAAGAACTGTTGACGGAGGCATCTGCCTTATATAAATATAATATGGCAGGTTGTATACCGCAGTTTCTGTTGTTCCATCGGTATACCTTACACACCATGTCTCATTGCGGTTGCCTTTATCCGATATATTTCCACTCCCGTCCCACGCGGGAAACACAATCTCAAAGGCTGTCTCTCCTGATGTGTTGCCGCTGTATGTTGTTTGGGGCTGCCCATTGACATAAAGCGTGGAGGCTGACTGATGTGATGAATATGGATAAATCTCCCAATAGTAGCCTGAAGGAAGAACCACCCTCTCAACTACCGTCCCTGATACAAATCCGCCGGAGGCGGGGATGTAAATAAATCTACCCTCCTCGCCCCTCTGCGGACATTCTACAAATAAATTCCAATCTTCATGTGCCATGGCTATGATGGTTATCCGATTATTACATACATTGTTTCAGGGTCCTTGACTGCAAGAGCCGTGTAATCAGCCTGTGAGATTTTCACCATTCGCCTGATATCGGTACTTGTTACGACATCTTCCTTGAAGGCAACTTCCTTGTATGCCGGGAGGAAAGTTTCAGTATATACTTCAGTATTGTATACATTATTTACTGACACTACAGGGCTACTGAATGTGACTACAAGATAATCACCGCTCCTGACACAAGTGATGGTTTCACCATCTCCATCCTGTCCGGAGAACTCTCCATCAACCTGTTCGTCAATTGGAACATTGTCTCCATCCCAATGTGGGTTATTTCCATCATCGTAGTGCCACCAAAGATTATGATAGTCGGTGCTGTTTTCAAAGGAAAACTCGATATAACCCGAATCATTTGATGTATAAGGAACCCTTATTTGAGTGTTGCCCGTCATTTCGGTATTGCCTTCAACCCAAGCATATCCTGTTGTACCGCTCTGTGCTTGAACTATTCCGTATCCGCTTGCATTGACATAAGGGATTACATCTCCGTCAGTGGTTGTAACCGGAAGTGCGGAAACTGCCTTCAGATTCGAAATTAAAAGGTCCAATTTTTCCCATTTAAAATTCCAATCGTCGGTTCTTGTTATAACATATTTGCCGCCGTCGTCATTCCAATTCTCTTGGAAGGCATAGAGTCCGTCGATGAATACCGCATCCCTTGATGTGGTTCTCCATGCATCGGAGCTGTAGATAACCATGTCCTCATCACCCGGGTTTTTAGGGAGCAACCTTGTTTCGGATGGAAGGTCTTTCATCCTCGCAATTCGATAGCCGATAGTGTTTCCACTCTCGTCCTTATCTGCCTGATAAAGATAGTTGTACTCTCCATGGGCAGGTGTTACCTCACCTTCAAAAACATCATTGCCGCTTTCATTTTCAGTAACTTCCCATATCCAAATCTGACTGCCGTCTTCGGTGTAGAAATAGAAGTAGCCATTTAGGTATTCCAGATGGATGCACTTTCCTTCCGTCAGGTCCGACCATCCATCGAAGACATAATGGGTGCTGCTTATCTCCGTCCACCCCCCGTCATTTTCAAATGAAATTTCATTGTCTTCGGAGGTTATAAAGGTATCACTACCATATTCCTCGCAAGCCCAATGGAATCTTAGCCATGGGGTGCTTATCCTTATTGCCTGCGGATTGCCATTACCATACCTATCATATTCGATATTCTGCTCACCTGAATCTGTCCAAGTGGTGCCATAAATTGTGTCAGCACTCGGGATGGTTATTGCGTAGACATCGCCGCTCCCAAGATTTGCAGGAGCACCGCTTGAAGATTTAAGGATATGGCTGTCTCCACCTCCTTGTATGGAAATATTGCCTGTGCCGACAATGCTTTCATTGTTGATGGTCTTCAAGTTGGCGCTTGAAACAAACTCTTCGTCATTTATCAGTTGTGAAACTGCTTCGGGAATATGAGTAGCCAATTGTTCAACCGAAGTATCAACATACCCAACCAATTGTGTGGCTTCATTTTGGATAGCAGTCTGCGTCTCGGCAGATGTCCAATATGCTGAAAGGTCTGACAACTCACTCCTCTTTGCATATTGCTCATAGATTGGGTCTCCCTGAAAATGTTCTTCCTCTGATGTCATCAGAACATAAGAGGAAAGGTCTCCCAATTCTGCTCCGCTCTTGTTAACAATTTGACCTGTTACAGAAAATCCTGACGGTACCCTTAAATCGAGTTCATCATTTCCTGCGTCATATTTCATCATAATGCCTGTCGAAGCACTAGTATAAGTAATAACATCAGTCCAATCAGTATAGACTTCGCTGCCGGCCGTAAAGCGACCGAGAGGTGTGGTGATATAACTTCCTCCAATTGTAAAGACACCTTTGATATTGTTGTTTTCAGTTACTCTCACATTCACATAGTCAGCCGCTCCCGCATCCTGTGCGAAAGAACCATTGTACATCTTTACAAGGGTATATGCTGAAACCACATCCTCATAGCCGGTAAATTGTGAAAGGTTGTTACCCAATACGGCGACATCATTAAGTTCCATTGTTTCAGGAGCGGCTGACACTGACTTGAGGATAGTATTGTCTCCGCCTTCTCCACCTACCTTTGTCCAATCGGTTCCGTCGTACTGATAAATGCCGTCGCTTTCATAAACTGACTGCAAAGATGCACCTTCTACAAGTTGGAAATTAGGTATCCATACTACCTCAACATTTATGTCGCCTTGCACACTGAATAAAAGTGTTGCAGGATTGTCTTCCTCGTAGGTCGCTTCTATACTGCCGAAATCATCGTCTGTCTCTCCCATAGTAGGAATATTTACGGAACCCGCCCCTGCCTCGTCTATACCATCATTCTGCAAGCGTACAATAGGACCGGCTCCTGATACATAAAAGACATAAACATTATACTCGCCATAAGAATTGTCTCCCTCTCTTTCGGTATTTACAAACTTGCCCACAAAATATTGGTTTGATTGGTCGTATTGTGTTATGTCAAAGTCAGCAGGGAATGTATAAGTTGCCTCTTCCATATATTCTCCATAAGGGACATCCCATCCCCAAGTACCAATTTCTGATACCTTCGCCACAGCGTCACCCGTCTCTGCACTTTCAGGAAATTCAGAAACAGATTTAAGGAGTGTTGGGTCTTGATTGATGCCATCTTCTCCCTGTGGTCCCTGTGGTCCAATAGGACCCTGATAGCCCTGTGGTCCACGCTCTCCTGAGCCACCGCCACCATTTGAATATTTATTTACTATCATAGCTTTGAAAGATTTTTATAAATTATTGAAGTACATCGACATCACCCTGATTTCCTGCCAACTTGTACCATCCGTAGGTCATTGCTCCGAGATAGACAAGGTTTTCTCCTGCAGGGACAACTGCGTCAGTATCATTCGTGAAATTAACTCCGTCAGCACTATATGCTACGGTGTAGCCCGCTTCTGATGGGGCAACTGCGAATTGGTCACGCTGTGCGCGGAACACTTGTTCGCCGTGAACTGTTATCTTTCCCATAATTATATTTAGTTTTATTCTTATTTATTAAATAGGGATGGAAAAAGAGGACAAAAAAACCTGCAAGGAGAACCCCTGCAGGAAAAAGAAAGTAATATGAAGAAAGTGTTTTCTTTTTTTAGTAGGTCATGAACTTCAGGTCCCTCCAATACTGAAAGTTGACCACCGAAATCACATCGGTTTCATTCATTGCATATACCTCGACAGTGTGCTCTCCTGCGGGTATCTCTTCAGTCAATCCGCCTATGGCCACATTATCGACATGGAATATGAAATCTTGGAATCCTATGGATTCAATTGTGTCTATCACATCATACCCGTGTACGGCCGTATCCGAACTAAAACTTCCTACCAACTTTGGTTTCCTTGTCTGTGTCTGCACATTTACCGTAACCGATGACCATCCATCCCCTGTGGTTGTAAAGGTCCCATTGGAGTGCTGAACTGTCCTTCCAAGTTTTGACTTCTGCTCTGCCGCACCCGCTGTAAGGCCGCTCTGATATGCCTCGGTGATTGCGCTGCTGCAGTCGGCATCCACATTTACATATACTTCCTTGAATACAGCAAATTCGCTCTGTGGAAGATACAGCCCATTGGTAGTGGCAGATAGGGTCACAAATTGGTTCTTTACATCATTGACACCTTGATTATACACGCCACTTGCATTAATTGAGACATATGAAAGACCCGCATATCCGCTCTCGGGAGCCACTGTTGTTTGGTAATATGGGAAGTAATTCGCCATGTTTATCTCCTTTCCCTCGTCTATGTTACATGGCGTGTCGAGCGGTACATCCACTTCAACCCTGTTGAAACCATCACCACGCTCATATACACCATTTGCGGTTATGGCAGTTGTTGCCATCCTTCCCCTTGTATCGGATACACCGGCAGTAAACCCTTCCGAATAACCGTCAGTGTGGCCGGAAGAATAGCCCGCTGTGACACCGCTTTCATAACCAATACCGAAACCTTCTGTAACACCGCTGTCAAACCCGTCCTCAAATACATCATCCTCGGTCTTTGCACTATATGATTCAGGGGTCTTGAGATAAAGCATGGTATTGCTTGAATCAACAAAATCCACATCATCAACCTTGTACTGAAGGGTGAATCTCAACACACCATCAGGCAGAAGGTCAAGGTCGTGACCGCTGAATTCGGCGGTAATATAGCCGTCAGCGACGGTCAATCCGCTCTCATCCCTCACAATTTTTGTGTCACCTATTGTGAAATAGGATACAGTCAGGTCTGTGTAGCCGCTTACATCAAAGGGAATTGAAATCGCTACACTGTCACCCTTATATATTCTTCCACCGCAACTCATTATTCTTCACTCTTTAATACCTTATTATCATTCTTGATTTGTCCTGAAGCATCCTGTGCATTCTGCTTGACATAGACACCTTCGCTGATGTTCTTTACCGTGCCATAAGAAAGCTGTAGGAAGGTCTCATTGTATTCGTCGCCGTCGAGAGGTGTGTAACCCATCTTCTCTCGTGCCTCATTGATGGTGCAAAGACCATTGGTAATAAGCGTCCTATAGTATTCAGCCTCGGTCTTCTTATCTGCCTGCAGCATCCCGCTGTAATCGAAATCTATGGCATATTCACCAATCTCGCTTGGCTTGAATAACTTCCTGTTGAACTCATCCTCAAGTAGTTGGGTATAAGGAAGCACACTCTCCTGAAGGAATGAAAGGCTCACCTGTTCAAGGCTCGAATAGGACATATGGGTATAGTCGAAGACCTTAAGAGGGGATACATTGAAATAGCGGCAGAGAGATACCACATCATACTGTCTACTATCAAGCAACTCCGCATCTTCAGGAGATACAGATATCGCTTGGAAATCAAGTCCCTGTGGAAGGATGGCCACACCACCCTGCGATGTCCTTGCCATAGATTTTTCCCATGATTCGGCAATCTGCTTCTTTTGGTCATTGGTTAATGGCGCACTTGACTTAAGCACACCAAGCAATCCAAGTCCTCGTGAATAGAAACTGTCAGAACTCTCCTCCCTGTCATAAGCACCCCTCAAAGCCATTGAAGCATACTTTATGACACTTATACCATTGTACATTTCGTCGCAATGTTGGAAGATGTGTATCATGTTTGCGCTGTCCACAGCGGCATTCATACCTGCTACTATGTATTTCACTGTCCCATCAGCCTGTGGCATTGGCTGCACATATGCGGGGTCGATGAGTTCAAGGCTCTTAACATTTAGTTTTTCGTCCCTGTTGATGTATAGATAGCCATTGCCATTGAGAATGACACTCTCTATGAGCAACTTGAATAGATTGAACTTGTTGAACCTGTTGTTCGGCGTGATATTCATCACCTTAAGAAGAGGATGGTCTTTTATCTCAATCTTCCTTCCATCCTCATACTTCACCACCTTGATTGGAAGAAGTGCCACCGAATTTGAAAGCAAGTTGGTGCAGGCATAAACCGTGCTCAACTTCATCGCCTTTGAATTTGAATAAGATGATGATGAATTGTAGGTCAGACCGAGACCATCGAAAAGGCCCCTTTCCTCTTTAACAACCTGTGTCTCTGTGTCTCTTTTTTCAATACCGAATATTCTCTGAAATATATTTGCCATAAAAACTTTTTAAAAAAAGGGCTTCTTTCGGCGGACAAATTAACTTCACTTTTTCCCTGCATATCAATATTTTTTACAAGTAGCCACTATTTATATTAAAAATGAAAAGATATGATTTCAGTGACTACAATTAGAATCGCGGGAATAGCATTGGAGATAGTGCTATTGGCCATCCTTGGCATCAGGGTAAAAAGAATAATCAGAGATGTAAAAGAACACAATGGTAAAAACAGACTGTGAGGCGAATAAGTTCGTCGCAAACTACCTTCAAGAAAACTATGAATGGATAATAAGGGCTATCGCCTCATGCGAAGAAAACTTTGGTGTTGATGATGTCAACTTCTCTGCCGGTACAGAAGAAAATCACTTCAATGTCGAACTTGAAAACAAGACACTTCTCGGAGGGTGGCAATTCAAGTATGATGGTGATTGGAACCCTTACTTTACTACAGGCATATACAATAAGTTGTGTTTTAAGTCAACACAGCCACCGGCAGGAACACCAATCTACTTCGTCAATGCCACAGATGCACATGGCGATTTCGCAAGGGGAAAGTTCCAAAGGATATTGGATGCCCATGCATGCCTGTCATTCCTTGCCCCTGACGGAATAATCCTATTCAATCAGAAAGGCCTTAAAGAGGCATTTGTCGGTTATGCAGACTACTTTGTCAGGCATACAACAGCCTTTAAGCAAAAGGGAAAGAGACTTTGGGAGACAAAGGCCATACTCGACCTTTCAAAGGGTAGATACCTCCCTTGTACTCCTCCTATCGAATTATTTGAAAAATAAATTGAATATGACCAAAAAGAACAAAATCAGCATAAGGCTCACACCTTATCAAATGCAATGCCTTGATGAAATGTCACAGGCAATGAACACATCCTACAGCATGTTAATAAGAACCATCGTCGGAGATTGGTTAAATCAGCATGAGGAACAACTTGAGAGAATAATTGTCAATAAATTGAATAATGATGCCGACGATAAATAAAATACAAAAGAAGCCGAAGTCCACAGAGCATAAGGAGACAGATATGAGAAAACTTCGGGCAGAGGCATACAACAATACCGCTTGGAAGAAGATGAGGGAGACCTATCTAAAATCCCACCCTATATGCGAAGAGTGCTTGAAGAAGGGAAAGGTCACACCGGCCACATCGGTACACCATATTAAAAGCCCCTTCAAAAAAGGCGAGGTCAGTTATGCACTCCTTCTCAATTATGAGAACCTCGAATCCGTGTGCCATGAGTGCCATGGCGAAATTCATGCAAAAGAACAAGGCCACATATCTCCCGAGGAAGTGCTGAAGCAACTCGATGACCTCTTCAATGAAAATATCAAGGATGAAGACCTATGACCATCAGGGAAATTATATCAAACCACTATGATGAACTGCACTCATATTGCTCCGCAGACAAAGTGATATCTCTTTCCAAAACCGAGGAAGATATTCTCCAAGATGTATGTATGACAGCATGCAGGAAATTCAAGGAAAATGATATTTCGGAAAAAGATGGCATTTCTTATTTGAAGAAAACTTTGTTTACAGAACTACATTTCCAATATCCAAGGAAAAAAGGTGAAATATTATTATTTACCGATACTTTACCCGATATAGATGGTGGAATATAGGTTCCAATATTCTCATTTTCATATTTAATATACGCGAGACTGCGGCGCGAGGTTTGGAGGGGGTCAAACACTTTTTCCTAAAACACCCCCTCCCTATAACACTGATATTCAACCACATACACCTATCTATGTGAAGTATTGATGAAGATAAAAAAGTGATTGATTGAAGGGAAAAAGTTAAGAGAAGTAAAGAGAAAATATTTTGCAACTATTTTTTATGAACTATTGACCGGTAAAAAAAATTGACTTATCTTTGCCATCAGAAATGAAAGAAGTTAAACAATAAAGAATTAGAGTTATGAAAATTATGTGCGAAAGAAGTCTTGCGACATTCGAGTTTTGGAGTGGCGGACGCGACAGAGCGGTTATGTTGACCTATGAAGAAATGGAAGAGGTAGAAAGCGCATTGGAGGACATCTATCCTGACGGAATGACCGACACCGAATTGAATGACTTGTTTTGGTTTGATTTTGGTTTTGTCTGCGAGAGTATCGGATTGAGTTATGATGAGGAAAATGATGAAGTGATAAGGAATTGAGGAGAGACAGAAAAAAGGAAACCGAAAAGGCATCGCAATTTATTTGCGGTGCTTTTTTATTCGCCCCATGCCCATTAATCCGAGCATTGAAGGAATATAATAATATAATATATATAGGTATGGGGTGATGTCCCTATGAAAAAGTTTTGTGTTTCGATTTTGGTTTTAATATTTTTTCTTGTATGTTTATGGGGAAAGGATATGAGTGGCGCGAAAAAATTTTTGATTTTTTTTATTTATTTTGTTTTTCGCACTATTTATATTTTGAAAAAGCGAAGTTTGGCACGGAATTTGATATAAGAGATTTGGTTTTTAATTTTGCTTTTTGTATATTTGAAAATGTGAGCGGTTTGGCACGGTATTTGCAAGATACTTAACCGCAATAAAAATTGAACAACAAAAATTATAATAATATGAGCAATATGAACAACATCGCCGGAATCAGCGTAGCGACGAGCGCATCTAACAACAACTATCGCATTCTTGCGAGTGGCATCAATGGCATTTCTGCTATTATGAGCAATATCGAAATTCAGCAGGGGCTGAAGAACTATAGCATCTCCTATGGCGAGTTCTTGAAAAAGGTCTGTGGGGCTGACGCAAGATTCTTCGAAATCTCGCTCGACGAAACCCATCAGTATCGTATTGATGTAGATAAGGACTACTATTCGAGAGAATATGTTGTGAAAGCTTGGGTTATTGGTGGCGAGTATGAAATTATCTACGAGAAGAAACTTGGTTTTAAGGTTATGCGTGGCCTCAACATCAATGCCACTATGGCTGCTATGGAGTTTGCTGTCTTGGCTTGCGTGGCTGACTATGAAAAGCGAGTCGCTGACGAAGAGCAGCAGCAGGATTGGGCCGACTTCTTGGATATGTGCGACCGAAAGGCCGAGATTGTTTCCGCCTATCAGACCGAGATTGATGGCTATGTAAATGACATTATCGCCATCGCAGATAAGATGGAGAACATTGAGAATAAGGTGGATGCCTTCGCTATTAAACAGATTGTCAAAAAAATAGAGCAGACCGAGACAGATTGCTATGATGCTATTATGGATGCAGAGTGCGATTGCTTTGGGACGGAGATTGACCTTGCGGCTCTTTGGCTTTGGTACAACAACTATGGGCAGCACTATACCGACAACAACTTCAGCAGGGAAGACCTTGACCTTGATGACTTGATTGACGCCCTTGACTATATGATTACCGAGTCGGATAAGGCCCTTGGCATTGATAAGGAGACCCTTGACTTTGAATTAGGGGGTTATGAGGATGAAACCTCATTCCTTGGACTGGTAGCGGACTACCCTTCCTACATTTGGGATGAATTAAGGGACTTTATCTCTACCTACTACCACTATGCTTATTGCGCTTAAAATATAGGAGATTGATATATGAAAAAGATTACCGATTACAAAAAGACCGCACCTGCGGGTGTTATCGCAGAGATGGCGATTGAGTTTGAAAACAAGGGCGAGAAATTCGCTGTGACTATGGATGACTATCTTATGCACCTTGACGAGTGCCTTGGGTATAAGAAATTGGGATATGTTTATATTTATTAAAAATATTTATTATGGAAAATTTGTATAAGAAGATTTATCGCCTGTGGACACAGACCACAGACACCGAGATTGTAGGGTATGACGGAGATAACAACCCTATTAAGATTGAAAGAGTTAGCAACCCCGAAATCCCGTCCATTTGGACTATGGGAGTGAGGGTTTTGCCGACAGAGATTATTAAGGGGCAAGAATACACCCTTTGGAGTTTGGCTACCGACCTTGGGGTTGGAAATGCTCCGCAGACCTATGCAGAAATATTTGCAGGAGAATGGGACATTATTGCCCTATTTGCGGAAAAGATTGCCGAAGACTATGGATGGGATTATTAAAAGGTTTTAAGAATATGAAAAGACAGCTTACTTATGGGCCTTTGGTGATTGACCTTTGTGACGATGCACCTATGATAGAAGTTACTTACCTTATGCGCTTCCTTAGTAAATGCTATGCCTATGGTGGAGAGTTTACCTACTATGGCTCTGACGGAACTATTTTGAAGGGGGATGCGGAGATTAGTAGATATACCCGTGAATTGATAGAACTTGGAGTTGAGGATTTACCTTTCTAATTATTAAAAAGATTTAAGAATAGGATTGCCCTACCTCGGTGGGAGTATTGATGGGAGCGACACCCATGTAGGGCACAAACTACCGCAGTGATTGCGTCGGTTGTTCTCATAAAAAAAATAATAAATTTTTGGGCGGGGTCGGCAGGTCAGAGGGTCGGCCCCTTTCTTTAAGAGTTCTTTGACAGATGCCTTTACTTTGTCCGCCTATTGCCCTACTTTCTATTAAAAAAGAGAGGAAATATGGCAGAAATTGATGAAAAATTGGCTCAAAATGAGCAAAAAAAGACCTTTGATAAGAGGGTTAACAAGCAGGTGAAGAAGTTTATGAAGGCCGTGAAGGAGTTTATTATGGCCAAGAATGGCGGCAAGATACCTCCCGAATGGGGGTGCAGTCTGCTTATGTTAGAGACCTACTATGAGCAGTTTATAAGGCTCACAGAGGAGATTAAATGCCTTGATAGCCTTATTACCACAAGCAGGTATGGAGCAGTCCCTTCGCCACTATTGGCAGCGAGAGACAAGACATCGGTAAGGCTTGAATCCTTGCTTAAGCAGTTCGGTCTGACCATGAAATCCGCAACAGGTATGGACATCATTGAGCCTGTGGTTGAAGAGAGTCCCCTTGAGACCTTCGTGAAGAATAAGATTGAAAAGAGGTGATGCTATGAGGGCGGTTGTCGGAAGGATGCCGATATGGTCGGCAGGAGAGAATGCGGATGTGGTGGAGACCGCTATGCTGATGGGCAGCAGGGCAGCAGAGTACCGAGATACCGAAGGGACTGATGCTCCTGATGGGCAGCAGGGGCTGAGGGCTTCAGGCTCTACCGATGGAGCTGAGGGCAACAAGGAGGGGCTGAGGCTATGAGGCACACCAAGTGGAGAGATTATGTGAAGGGCATCAATGAGGGGCTGATACCATCAGGGCATCTTATCAAAGAGGCCGTGAGCAGGTTTGAGCATTTCTTGACGAGGACTGATATGTACTTCGATGAAGAGGTGGTGGATGAGTGCATTGATTTCATATCCACTTTGAAACACTTCCTCGGCAAATCTGCAGGAAAGCCTTTCATACTTGAACCATTCCAAGAGTTCATCATAGCTAATATCTTCGGTCTGAAGTGGAAATCGACCGGATACCGAGTATGCACCGAAATGTATATGCAGGTTGCAAGAAAATGCGGAAAGGATGCGCTCCTTGCCGCTATATGCTTGTATATGATGATTATCGATGGAGAGGCAAGCCCTGAAATAATATGTGCGGCTAATTCCACAGACCAATCCCGCATCCTATTCAATTATATCACGCAGTTCTCCCTTTCCATAGACAAAAATGAAAATGTCATAAAGCATTATAGGAATTTCGTCAAGACCCCTTTCAATAATGGAATATGCAAAGTCATATCCTCCGATGCTTCAAAGCAGGATGGTGGTAACACCTCTTGCTTCGCATTGGATGAATTCCATGAGGCCCGAGACAGAAGGATGTATGATGTTTTGAAGTCCTCCCAGGCTATGCGAGAACAACCCCTCGCTGTAATCATCACCACCGCAGGCTATAATTTGGAAAGCCCTTGCCATGATATGTATGAATTGGCTGTTCAAGTGCTTGCCGGTGTAAAGGATATGGATAATTTCTTCCCTTTCATATGGCAACTTGACCCCGAAGATGATTGGACTGACCCGAAGAACTTTCTCAAGTGTCAGCCAAATCTCGGTGTTACTGTTACCGAGGAGTTTATGATGTCTGAAATAAATAAGGCAAAGGTTGACCCTACTGCTGAAGTTGGTGTTAAGACAAAGACCTTCAATATATGGTGTTCTTCTGAATTGCAGTGGATAAAGCCTGAAATCATGGTTCAAGTGATGAAGGATATAAAATTGGAGGATTATGCGGGCTACCCTTGCATTGTCGGTGTTGACCTGTCTTCCGTGGGCGATATGACCGCAATCAGTGTTCTTATACCAATAGAAGAAAAGAGGGTCTTCCTAAATTGGTCATTCCTGCCGGAAGATACTTATAAGAACCACCCGAATAGGGCACTATATGAAAAGTTTCATAAGGCAGGGGAACTTGATATAACACCCGGTAATGTTATAGACCATGATTACATAACAAACAAGATTGCATGGATAAATACAATCTGTTCGGTCACAGCCATATACTATGACCCATACAATTCGAGCCAATGGGCAGTCAATATGACCGACATGGGATATAATATGCAGCCATATGGCCAAAACATAGGTAATATGACAAGACCAACAAAAGAATTTCAAAGATTGGTTCTTTCAGGGGAGATGGTTATGCAGAAGTCATCCAATTTCCTATGGCAAATTATGGGGGCCTCTATTAAAGAAGATGCAAACCAAAACATCAAGGTTATCAAAACATCTTACAACCGGCAAAAAATAGATAATGTGATTGCATGTATAACCGCTTTGGGAGGATTCTTAAAAGAAGGTGGTATTGCTACAGATTTTGAAATTTTTTCATTATAATTTGAAAAATAGAGATATTTATTGTATATTTATCTTACAGGGGAGTCTTTCCAAATCCTTTTATAATCCCCTGTAAATAGTTCATATCTTTTATAATTTTTGTTTACTCCCCGAGGCTTGCAAACTCGGGGATTTTTTATTATATTTGCCGACAAATATTAAATGCTATGTTACTTGTTGCAAAAGAATTTACAAAATCCCTCAAGGACGGGACGCAGGATGTAGAAGAACTTGCGAACTACCTTATGAAAAACAATTCCGCATGGGAGTTGGCTTATTCCCTCGCAGACCTTATGGTGCAGGTCGAGTCATCCACACCGAGGAAGATTGTGGTGACCAAGGAGGAAATGAATGCCATCACTTCATTATTCCGTATTCGGGGCTATGATGAGGATGGAAAACCTATTACTGTTGGGCGGAAGAAAAAAGAAAAGGGGGCTTAAAGCCTCCTTTTTTTATTCCATAAGTATTTCAAGTATCTCCCTTTCCATCTTCTCCTCCTCGGTTTCAAGTGCCTTGGTGTCGATGAATACCGTCTCATCGAGCAGTTTGCCATATACCTTCAGCATCCTGTGGGCATCACCTTCCGACCATCCGCACATCTTTCCTATTGTCTCCTGCGGTATGTGCTTATTTAGGAGATAAACCACAAAGGTGTGCCTTGCCATATGGCTTGTGAGATTCTTGTCTATCCCGCAAAGGTCAGCGAGTTCCTTCAAATATTCATTGTATTTTTGATTGCTCTTCACCTTAAGGTCGAATTGGTTCCTTATGGCTATTTCAGCCGCATCCTTGAGCAATACAGCGGTGAACTCCTGATTGGTCTTCTGTCTCTTCTTCTTGATATAGTACCTGCCGTCATCGGTCTTCTTGAAATCATCCTTCTCAAGGTTCTTCATATCGATGTAGGACAGGCCTGAATAGCATTGGAAAAGAAAGCAATCCGCCACAGACCGCATCCGCTGTGTACTGAACTTCTTCTCCTTTATCTTCTTCAATTCTTCCTCGGTAAGATAGGCGATGGCATTCGGCTCACCCTTGTCTATATGTATGTTGTTGTACAGGTAAGTCCTCATCTTTCCGCTCTCGAAGGCATACTTGAATATTGTCCTTATTTTCGCCTGATATCCCGCTGATGTGGATTTCTTGAAGTCCTTGAGCGATTTGGTCTGAAAGGTAAGGATATGCTGTCGGGTAATGTCGGTAAGCGGCTCGTCACCCTTCAGTGAATTAGCCTCCTTGAAATAGTTGATTGACCTTTGATATTTTGTATATACTTCCATCTTCAGGTCCACTCCAATCCTTTGATGCAGGATATTAAGATACTCGGTGAATAAGTCATCGAGAGAATAGACCTTGAGAACACCGCCCCTTTCGAAGAACTCTCTCAAGTTTTTTGCCGATAGTTCCTTTCCATTCTGCATCATCTCCAACTTGTAGGCATCCAACTTTGTAAGGATGGTGTTGCAGTAGTCCTTTATCGGATTGGATTTCTTCGATGCCATACTTTTTTTAAACTCTTCGGGGGTGCATTTCTGCTGCAGGGGGAATAATTCCCGCTTCTGATTCACCACAATCGAGATGTAAATCGGGGCTTGGCCTGTCTTCTTGGATGCCTTGCTCGGGCTGCAGTATAGGTTCACATCATAGGTTGACCTTGCCATATCGGAAACACTTTTGAATTTGGAAGCACTTTGGAAACAAATATCTGCCGCTAATATAGCAATTATTTCCATATCTGCAAACAAAAAACCCCTTCAGATTGCTCTGTAGGGGCTTTTCTCTTTTGAGTGGCGGTGCGGAAGGAACCGACACCCTCCATACTATAATGCTGATTATCAATACATCTACAAAGGTTCATTCTTATATGGAAACAAATATGCAACTATTCGACAGTATATCCTCTCCTGTTCAATTCCTTTATCAAGGACTTCTTCAGCGACTCCAATTGGGATATAGGGATGGGCTTTGTCGATGCTCTCGCATTCCTTTCCCATAACCTTGTATTTGACAAGCCATAGGGACCTTCCCCTATGGAAACCCTTAATTCATTTCGCTGCACAAGTTCATAGATGTCATAGTTGTAACTGAATCCAAGGGCTACATCATCGAACTCGATATTTATAATCATACCGCTGCCCTGTCTGTTCCTGACATACCATACAAGTTTCTCCCACCAAGGGTCGAATATTTCCTTTATGCTCTTCATATAGCGAAGATAGGAAGAATATGTTGACTTTCCAAGGATATGGGACTATATTCTATATGAAGTTCTTTGACATTTTGGGGTCAAGGATTTCTGCTTTAGTCACATATAATTTATATCCCCGTCATGCTGTGAAGTATGGCGGTTTTTTTTGTACCTTTGCTGAAAACACAAACACTATGACCAAGAAAGCAATCATAGAAGCGGCAGAGAATATCCTTGTATATCTCTTCGAAAATGACCCATATGAGCAGGAAGAGAAAGACAATTGGTCGCCGATAGAGATAGATTGGGCGCTGACATTGAGCAGCATCGAAGTTGATTTGAAAGACTTCCTGAAGAGAGCCAAGAGTAGGAAGAAATAAAAAAGCGGCTCCCAAGAAAGAGAGTCGCTTAATTTTCCATATCTGTCATTCTATGCTATTTTCCCATAAACATAATCAACAAGAGAACCGAAGCGATTAGCCCATTCGTCCTTTGAAGTTGTATGCCTCAAATCCATTTCTCCTGCATACTTATAAAGGTCTTCTATACCATTAGGCAGTTTGTCTATCTTTTTCAGATACCTTCTGTCATTCCTGACATCCTGCCAACCATTGATAATACCTTCAAGTGCGGGAATGTCCGTCTGATTGGACAATTTCATGGCCGCAAGGAAGTTCTCAATCTCATTATAGACATCTTCTGCTTCTTCCCATTGTTCCTTTGCCACTCTGAAATCGCCACGAAGTGCCTTCCTATAATATTTCGGGTCTCCTGACACAATAGCCGCACCTCTCCTGAAAAGGGCTGTCTTCTTGCCCTTGTTTTTGCCGCTCTTAACCACCCTGTGAAGGCGATTATGCTCAAGGCAGAACTTTTCAAGTTTGGAGAGTTCATTGTCTCCACTCATATTGGAAGTGATGAAGTCATTCATGTTCCAATGGACACCGCTGTTAAGACCTTGGATTGCTTCCTTCCTCTCTTCGTCCGTATTCAACTCACCCCATAGGTCTTCATAGTAAAGGACAGGTAGTGTCGGAATATCATCCTTCTTCGCCTTCGCTCTCTTCCACGCTTCAAATCTGTGCTGTGCGTCCAATATACCATTGGTCTTCCTCTCAACTACCATCGGGCCAAGGTTCTTACCGCCAAGGTACATCTTCTCATACTTCTTAACCAAATCCTCCCTAATGCCCCTATTAAGGCAGGAGAATAGTTTGAACTCCTCACAATCCTTGATTGTAGAAATCCTGTAAATGCAATCACTACTCATATATTGTTAAACATACTTTTCCATTACTGTTGTAAATGCATCTGTATATGCATCTATCGCTTCGTCCGCAATAGCGTCAAAATCATCGGTTTCGCCGCCATATTCGCCATTCATCCAAGTATCTTTGAGATAGTTGAACAGGGCTAATTCATTAAAGTTGTTATCACAACCACCCAAGACATCGCACTCGGCTAAATATCTCACATCGTCCAAAAAATCTTTAATCTTTTCCATATTCAAAATTTTTAATAAATCTTACTCAATCCCCCACGCATTAGCGAATGCCCGAAGATACGCTGCGCTTCCTATTTCAAGAAGACCCCAATTACGAAGGGGTTGTTCATCCAAAGTATTTTTTGTGTACCACTCATAGGTAAAATCATTATGCTTTGCATATTCATTTAGGTAGTGCCCAGCAGTTTCACTATCAGGGAAGTAAACTACAGATGTTCCATTAAATTCAATCTTATCTATGGCTTCAGCCGAATTACGGCAATTATCATATGGATAATATCTTCTCATAATCTTATTTTTTAATTGCAAAACTTCTTAAACCACTTGTTAATCTCCTTGCAAATAAGGTCGCTGTGTTTCTCCCAAAGTTGATACTGCCACTTATCTGCGTCTAAAGTTTCTTCGCAAATAGGTTTGCTTTTAAGCATATCTGCTTGATGCATATCTTTAGCAGCATTTGTGTCATAAATCAGCACATAGGCTTCATTATCACCCGCATTAGTGGCCACAATAGGACCAAACCCAATAGGACACCACTTTTTTCTGTTATTCAGGTTAAAAGAGTTCGCCTTTTCCATAAAGACATTTTTAATCATTTCTTCAGTAATCATAATATTCAAATTTTAATAATGTTCAAAAAAAATCGGAGGTCTCCGTCAGGGCAACCACTCCCATCAGGAAATCTCCGTGATACTTCTTACTTGGGGCCAAAGTGGTTGTCACCCCTACAATTGCAAATATATATTTTTTATTTGATAAAAACAAATTCGGCTTATTTCCTTACAAATAATGTGCCATACTTGTTTCATTGCAAATATACATTTTCTTTAATTAAAAACAAAATCTACAATTCAACTTTTTTTTCACGACCTATCGGAATATATGATTTCAGGCTCAAGCCATATGCCTCAATCTCATCATAGAGCCACTTCTGCAGTTCTTCATATGTCCCATATGCAGTCAGGTCTATCCTGTAGTTGGTAACCTTTTTCTTTGAATTGACGAGGCTTTCAATCACCACTATGCAATCGCCTTTATGGGTCTCCCGCCATCTGCCTAATAGATACTTCCTTATCTTTATCCCTTCCGCTTCCGCCTCCTTGGAGCGGAGTGTAACCAAGGTGCTGTTGCTATAGTCACCCTCTACTTCAGGCATAGGGCCACTGCATCTTGCATGTACAGATTGGAAGCAAGGTATCCTTTTCTTCTTTTCCCTCTTCTGCCTCTCATTATACTTGTATCGCATCTGCAGATATGCGGTTTCTCCATACCTCTTTATATACTCATCTTTTCGCATGTCAATCTATGTAACTATTATATTCATTACCTTCCTTTCCATCTTGGAAGCCCTTATAATATCCGCTATCAAAACCATCGGCATAGCTATTATACTCTCCTTCTGCAAGACCCCTGTTGTACCCGACCATCCCTCCGTCATTCAATATCTCCACCGCCTCGTCTGCGTACCACCACTGAACTATCTGTAACTTGTCCTGCCATATTCTTAGCTTATCCTCACTCTTCAGTACCCCGAGGCGGTCATTTGCTGTAAGGTATAGTATCTGTCTCATAATGATATATTCTTCTTAAATTGTTTCAAATAATCCTGTACATACCGCTTTGCTTCTTCCCTATCCTTGAAGTATCTCTTCCAATATTGGTCGAACAATTTATACTCACCGGGCTCCTTTCCGTCCCTTATGGCCTCAAGCCACCTTTGCATCTCGGGCTTCTTTTCTTCCGTCTTCTTGCTCTTATCGGGAAGGTTCTTGGAAGAGTTGTGGGCTTTCTCTCCCTTCCTGTCTATCACACTTATCAGTTGGTTGCAGACCACCTTGCTCAAGGTGTTGTCGCAATCGCACTTCTCTCCCGTAAGGACATAACTACCTACATTTTGGATGACATCATGAAGTGTTTCCGCATCCAAATCAACTAACATCTGCCAATTCTCTCTCGAGATTGATGTGAATGGCAATTTTGTAATATCATACTCTGTCATAAATTTAAACCCACTGCCCGCCGATGGTGGAGCATCTTTGGGCTGTGGGCTATGCTGTTACTATTATTCTTCTCGCGGTTGGAAGTCTCCACCCTTCAAACCTTGTTTCTATAAATAAATAGTTTGATTTCTAAAAAAAGTAAATGAAATTGAAAACTTTTTTCTTTTCAATATCAGTTATGTCTAATATACAATTTTATATTTTCATTTCAAAATACATTTTTTCAAATATCAATTCTTATATGGTTAAAACCAGTTATTGTATATAACAATTATATATTTCATATTACATATACATATATCATAATACATATACATAATCATATAACATAATACATATACATATACACAATTGCTCACCAATTGCAATGCAATTGCTGACCAATTGCTGTGCAATTGCAGACCAATTGGTAACCAATTGGAGAGAAAGAAAAAAGCCCCTGTAAGGGGCAATCTCATTCAATAGTATGTGTTTGTTGGACCTATAGGATTTTCTTTATCTTCAAATAGATGCCTATACCAATCAGGAGGAATCCTATAATGTTGAATAACAAACTATACCAAGCCCATCGGGGAACAACCTCTTTAATAACCTCAACAGGATAAGGAACCTGTTGGATTTTAATACTATCTTTTTGATGGTACTCCAAAGTATGAGGAACCAAAGCATCAATCTTTCTCGGCTCGGTCTTCAACTCGCCTGCCAAGATTGACTTCGTGGTGTCAACCCATGCTTTACTTCTTACCTTTCCGCCTTCGGCTGACAACTCCAAAGTATCTAACAGCCCTGTCCAATCCCTGATATATTCCGTCTTGTTAATCTCAACCTTCAGAGTATCAAATTTGGTGATTATGCTGTCTCGGTATTCAACCTTTATTTCGGTCTTCGTCGGCAGGTGCTTTATTTGCCCGCAAGAGCCCAAAATAGCCCCGTAGAGAGTAAGAAAAAGTGCGAGTGGTAGTCCAACCCATTTTTTATTTTTTCGCTTGAAATTCGGGCTTGCGTTGCAGAATGGCAAGGCAAGACCAATCAATCTATTTTTTATCTTCATTTTGTTTCCTGATTTTATTTTTGTATATTAGAGATGTTTTTCATAGGATATACTCTCAATCGCGAAAATCGCCACGGAGCGGGATGCCCTGTGGCGGTTTTTTATTTAGAGCATTCTGTATTTAATATCATTCAGCCTATTGAGCCACCCTCTCAAGAATTTTTGGTTGTTGCCGACCTTCGCAATCTGATGGAACCAATTGTATCTCATCACCCATAATTTCCTGAACACACCGAAAGATGGTCTTGCATTGAGAGCGGAGAGTGTAATCGGCCCGACTATTCCGTCAGCCTTTAGTCCAAGGCATTCCTGCACTTTCTTGATTGCTGTCTTCGTCCCGCTGCCCCATCCCATATCCACACATAGTTGAGCGATGCTTTGGTTTTCAATCTTATCTGCCTTCCAACAATCCCAATACCCCTTCTTGAAAATTTCAAGCCATTCCTCATCGGTGATATGCTTAAGGTCATCACAGGTCTTATTCTTTCCAAAGAATTTCCTATAGGTCTTGATGGTTACACCCATCATCGTGCAACCGCCCTTGTCATCAGGGTCATTGACATATCCGCCTTCCCACTTGCGAATAAAAGGTATCATTAATTTAGCGTCAGCCATTTGTGTTTCTCATTATTTTTTTGTATATTTATTATAAATCAATTAGTTATATGAATGAAATTTGGAGAGATATTGAAGGTTATGAAGGACTATATCAAGTGAGCAATCTTGGTAGAGTAAGAAGCCTTGATAGATTTATATTGAAAAGGGGCTTCTCTTACTTTGTGAAAGGAAGAATATTAAAACCAAAAAGAGAGAAAGATAATTATGTTCATATTTGTTTAAGCAAGAATGGTATCCATAAATATATTAAGATACACAGGCTTGTTTGGGGAACATTTGTTGGACCAATACCAAATGGACTGCAGGTTAATCACATTGATGAAAACCCTCGAAACAATAGGCTTGATAACCTTAATCTACTCTCTCCCAAAGAGAACTCAAATTGGGGCAGCCACAATAGTAAAATAAGCAAGAAAAAGACAGGCCGATGTGGTATGCATAACCGCAAGGACCAATCAAAACCTGTCTCACAGTTTACAAAAGATGGGGACTATATTGCCACATATCCATCAATACATCAAGCATCAAAAGATACGGGTATCCATATATCCCATATTTCGGCTTGCTGTCAACATAAGGTTAAAATAAAAAATGGCCAAAAATATGTCACAAGGACTGCGGGTGGCTATATTTGGTCTTATGCATCTTGATAGTCATCAAAATGTTCTTCTCTTTGAAATTCTCTGTGATTGGGCTTAATGTCTCCTATCATTATGCTTGTGTCGCCTTTCTGTATCTTTGCATTTTTTCCCCTTTCAATTGCAGCAACTACTTCTGCCAAAGCAGCGAAACCGAATAGTTCACCTGTTGCAGCAAGAACACTTGCATCGATTATCCATTTCGGCGGGGTTAAGAAACTAACTACAATTAACCCTATCGATACAATCAAACAAATAAAAAAGACCCTCTTATGGAATCGGTCCCCAAAAAAGTTATTAACCCAATCCACTATTTTTCCCATCTTATTTCTTCTCTTCCTCCTTGGAAGTTTCCTTTTTAGGCGCTGTCACCTTGCTTGTATCCTTCGGTTTCGGTGCAGGAGCCATATTGTGCTTTTTACAATTACACATTTTTACTCTTTCTTTTTTGCTTTATTATACTCCTTGATTGCTTGGATAAAGCCGATTGCCCATGAACCGATAATCATAAGGTTTAGACCCCCAAACACAAGGAGGGTGATTTTTGCAATGAGCGGTGTTACAAAAAATGCCGCCACAAAGGATGCTATGGCCAACACTGACCACACCATCAGAAGGATAATACTAAACTTATTTTCCATATCTCTTTTCTTTAAAAAGGGGCATTTTTGGCGGACAGAAAAAAAGGGGGCGCATTTCGCCCTGCACCCCCATCACCAAGTCCGTAGCGAAATTCAGCACAAGGTGTGATTATACAGCATAGGCCTCGAAATAATTCACGGAGATTGTGCTTACATCAAGGTTCGGCACTTCATCGAGTTCAAGACCATAGTAGGTATGGGTCCCATAGTGGAAGGTATCCCCGTCTATATCCTGACCGCCATTGAGATTGTCATATTGTATCTCCCCTTCGTCCTCCCAATTGAAATCGAAGTCCCAATTGGCTGTGTAAACCGAAGGCGGTGCTGTCTCATACCTGTAGATGATGGCGAAGGTATAGTAGTTGGACTGTTCCCTGTAAGCGAGAGCCCAATCCCCGTCCTCGGTGATGATGTTCCATCCTGTAGGGAAAGGCTGATTCAATGCACCTTGCTGTGTGACCGAAAGGGTTGCATAGATGATGTCATTGACCTTGAACACCACCTGACCGCTCCTTGATGATGTGCTTGCACTGTTGGCGGTGACAGACACCCTTGCGGTTGTGGTGCTTGTCTTTGTCACTGTTATCCAAGCCGCATTGGAACTGCAGGTCCAAGTACTGTCGGAACTTGTCACCTGAATTGTGTTGTTGCTGCTGCCCGATGCAAGGGACAGCGCTGTCGGGGTGATGGACATGGTTATGCCCGTATCACCCCCGCCGCCACCGCCCTGACTCCACAGGACTATGCTTCCAAGGGTAACTTCCTGCACTTGAAGACTACCAAGGGTTATGTTCTGAAAATCTATCATACATCAAAGTAAATTGTGTCTCCCCTCTTGGTATGTAGCGAACTATAAATACCTGTAGGGATATAAATATAACTGCTGCTTACACCATTGTATTTGCAGGCACACCACATTCCAACCCAATCGGACGGAATGCCCTGCATTCCGGGTCCCGCCCAATTGGACCTCACAGCCGATGAAGTGACAGGGACCATATATCCATAGCCATTGGCTGATGCAGCATCTATGCCTGTATCGATTGAGCCATTGAAATACCATCTTCCATTTATTATGGAGAAATAGGTTGAGTAGGTAGTCCCCGTGGTCCAAAGAGCCATCTTCAATCCCGTGAATGGGGACATCACAGCCTTCTCCATACCAATCCAAGTGGCCCCGCTTGCCGAATAACTCACCTTCACGAAATCACCCTTCGCATAGACAGGTGTCATTATGTTCAGACCATATCCCGAAACCGATTGCAGGTTCGAAGCCATATACATATCCTTGTGGCCATAGATATCCATATTGGTATGGATGCCCTCGGTGTTCTCGAAATCGCTTGATATGGTATTGACACCGTCGGCAAAGACAATCCTCTGATTCTCTCTCTCAATATCCAAGGTGGTCATCTTCCAAGGCCTGCATACCCTTTGGACATAAGTGTTGGTACTACCTATTACCCAATATCCGTCGGAATTGGTTGTTATGGATGTCGCAGATGAATATGGTATGTATGTATTGTGGCTTCGCAGCACCTCATATGTTTTTTCATCCCATACCTGTATCCAAAAATATCCGCCTGTCCCTGAATATGGGGTGTTGCAGTCATACTGCTGTGCATCATAGGCATTGGATGTGTACTTGATACCCTCCTGCTTGGTCATCTCAAGGGTGTAGTCGTCATTGTTGTTGTTCTGACTGAATTTGACACCATCTGAGTTCATTACCGCATTGTAGTTGGTCTCTGACTTGTAGGCATTCCATTGGAGACCGCTGTTGTCATAGTACCATCCACCGATGACACCCTTTGTGGCTGTCACCTCACCGCTTGTGTTGACCCTGAAAGGAGCATTCTCAGGAAGTTGTTCTCCTGCCCAAAAAGTATATCCGCTTCCGCCTCTCGCACCACCTGTTATTGTGTCTCCGTCCCTCAGGTAGAGTTCATTGTTGGTAAGGAAATTGATTGATGCACCCGATGCAAGGATAAGACCCGCTGCGATGAAATCGAACTTCGCATCCGCCGCAGCCCACTTGTTGTTTGAGAAGCCCCAAGCGGCTGTGCCATTGTATGTTGATACACACTGATAATAAACACCGTCCTTGAGCATCACATCAATCCATCTGTTGCAGTCCGTGCAAGGGGTCGAACCTGATTCTCCCGCACACCAACACCTTGAAGTGGCGGAATACTGACCATAATCATATGGTCCCCTTATTGTCGCTCCTTGGATGCTTGTACCATCCTGTCCATTGGTTCCATTCATAAGGATTGCCACCTCTTCCATATCCCTTTGGTAACCATTGACATAGAGCCTGAACCTGATTATTGAATAGGTCTCTGCACTTGATGCAGGTATGGTGAAGGATGTGCTGTAGGTTGTCTCTCCATTCTCTTCAGCCCCTGTATTCCTGAATACCCTCTTGTACTTGACAGTGGCCGCTGCGGAACTACCCGTGATGGTCATTGGCCTCGGTGTATCCTCACCTACCTGTCTCCAAGCGGTGACAGATATGCTGCTTGGACTGACATTGCCATTCTCCCTGTCATAAATCATATCCTGTGTATTCAACTCAAGCCAATAACTTGTCGCATCATCTCCATTCTCGCCATTCTGTCCATTGGCTCCCGCTATCGACTTGGATATGGTGAAAGCCTTCCTGTCCCTGTCGGTATAATTGGAATCCTTGGCCGTGGCGATTATGGTTAGTGTGGTAGATGTGAATTGCAGGGCACTTGTGGTGGATATCCTCCAAGTACCGCTTCCTAAATTAGTCAGAGACACACCGATGCTTGAAGGATTAGAGATAAAGGTGTTTCCATCATAAACCTCGATATCAACACTTGCACCCGTATCCTGCACCATTCCATACATCAACTTGCAGTCGGTATATGGGTGATAAGCACCTGTAAGGACAGTACCCGCACTGTTGCAGTTTATTGTCGCATTGTCATTAGACAAAGAGAGATACCAAGTGCTGTCCCCATTCTCTCCATTGGCTCCCTGTGCACCTGTGCCTCCTTGCGGTCCCTGCGGTCCTGTCGAGCCATTCTTTCCATCGGTCATCATACTGACCTCTTCCATATCAACCCTCTTACCACTATCATTATGGTAGAGTTTGAAGCGGAGCATCGCATAGTTGTTGAAACTCTGCTGTGTGAAATTGACCAAGGTTTTAGCACTCTCCTGCAGTTCGCTTCCGTCAAGTTTCCTGACCCAACAAGCCTTGATGGTTACGCCGCTTGCAGGTTCAGGGTCTTGCTGCCCAATCTGCATATATGATGTCGCTGATACATATGAAGGAACCACACTATTGTCATTCGGGTTTAGAAGAACTTCATCTCCCGAAAGTGCGAGCCAATATGATACAGCATCCTTACCTTTCTCTCCCGCAATCGACTTGGTGATGGTCATCTGCTTGGTGTCCCTTATTGTTCCATTTGAGCCACCCGTCCTTGCGGTTATGGATATGACAAGGGTATTTCCCGTAAAGTTGAAGGTGGATGATGATGTGGCTATGGTAAGTATTCCATCTGAAACACCCGTGGTGACACCTGTGGAAGTGCCCATACTTACAGCATAGTATGGATTTGTAATCCTTTCAGTACCATAGTAGAGTTTGACCCTGCAGGATGGTCTGTAAGCACCTGTAAGGATATTCCCATTGCTATCACAGTTGATTGAAGCATTGTCATTGTCAAGGGTCATGTGATAGGCACTCTCTCCTGCGCCTCCGCTCTGTCCCTGCGGGCCCTGTGGTCCTGTTCCACCCTGCGGTCCTGTTCCACCCTGCGGTCCTTGTGGACCTGTAGTACCATTCTTACCTTCAAAGATGATAGGGACATCCTCCTGCTCATACCAATGCCCCTGATAGCCAAGTCCGAAGGAAATACCTGATGTGGTATCGCCATTGTATATATGTGCGGTGAAAGTACCTGTGCTTGATGATGAACCGATATAGTCCCTGCCATCGAACCATTGGCATATGGTACAGGCGGTATCGGTTGAAGGCATTCCGCTTCCCACCTGCTTCCACACAGTACCTGTGACCGCAGTATCCGAATATTGGTTGGTGTTAGGATTATACCTGATGAAGTCCTTGTTCGTCTCAATCCATCTTGTCACAGCAGGCTGACCTTCCGAACCCGGATAGTTCCTTGAGATGGTCATTGTCTTGGTGGCTATAGGAGTGCCATCCTTCATCGCTATGATGTCGATAGGAAGGGCAGGATAGTTAGGATTCCAATAGAACTTGCCTGTACCGCCTGAAGTGAAGAATAATTCACCTGTGCTTGCACTGATGGTAAAGCCAACCACACCCATGTCATGTGTATTCGCAGAATAGGTAACCCCTGTGTCAATAGCACCATTGAAGTAGGTTGTGGCCGTGCAGTGCAAGGTCGCAATCGAAGCAGGGTAAAGGACACCATCGGCATCGCAGTTCACCTGTGCCATCTGATTGGAAAGGTCAAGCACATATGAGCCTGTTGCAGCGCGATTTACATTCCACACATATGTAAGGGATACCTTCTCACAGTCTTCTGCACTGTCCCACCAATCAAGGAGGTCATCACCCACAGGAACCGCAGTATCCCTCTTGTAAATACACACAGGAAGGACTATCTCACCCGTGGTTCCTGATATCCTATTGTCAAAGACAAATGTAGCCGATACACCGCTTGTACCATTGTTATTGATGGTGCATCCGATTCCATTCCCAAGACCCGTGATACCGCTGTTTGCAGGAGCGGTTATCGAGTCTATTATCTCATCGCTGTTATAGGTCACCTGTACCGCATCAAGGTCGCAGACATATGTAGGAGCCCTCTTGTTCCCCCTGTAGGCTACAATATCGGTTGTATCCCTAACACCATCAAGCAGGTCAAGGCTCGCTATATTGATATTGCTCTTTGAAAGGATGCAATAGAAGGATGTGTTATCGGGATTGTCATTGCCGTCACCGCCATTGTTTCCGCCATCAGGGATGATGGTTGTTGTATCATTACCGGCATAAGTGGTTGTAACAACACTTTTTGTAATGTTGCCGCTTGACATATAATTACCATATTTATTTCGCCCCGCAGGTGCTATTGTCCTTTGTGTGAATTTCATATTTACTTATTCTTTTGTACCGCTGTTATTGTCTGTCGTCCCATTGAATAATCTATCTCCGCTCCAAGTTGTACATATCCTACATTCAAGGCTTCCACATCCACTCCGAATAGTTTTTGGAAAGGCTTGATGTCATCATCAAGGGTAAGGGTGATTTTCTTTGTTGGTGTTGAATACTGATGGACATACTTCTGTATGATGTTCTCTTCAGGCTTGAGTGCCGTCGGCTCTGTGCTTGGTATTGCTGATTCATATACTGTCTGAAGGAAACCGCTGCCTAAAAGCATATGGCTGTATGATGGCTTCACCTCATCCGTCTGCGTGGTTATTTTAACCTTTATCTCGCTCATCTCATTGACACTGCACTCATCAAGCACATTCTCATACACCACATCGCTGTCATTGCCAAGGTCGCTCTCTCCCTCCCTTACAACCTTGAGGGAAAGGTCCTTTATCCAACAATATGAGTTATATTCATAGAACTTGTCCTCGTGTTTCGGGTTGCCGGTGTTTCCGTAGAAAGATGGTTTGGGGTTTATTACCTCGAAAGTTATTTGCTGTGTGAGGTCCATTCCCGAAAGCGGCATCTTCACACCCTCACAATTCACCTTATCTTCCCAACTGACATTGTTGAGGATTTTTATCTCCCTGTTCCAAAAAGATTTCTCATTCTCGTCCCACTCCATTTGAGGGCTGCATATGTCATACAAAGAATTTGTTATATCGACCCACTGATTAAGCGAACTGCTCCATCCCTTATTGCCGATATGGATGCGGAAAGAAGGTCTCGCAACAGCATTCCTCGATACACCCTGAGATGTAAAATTGGTTTTGCTCTCGGTGTTCACCCAACTTGGGTTTATGTAGTTCCTCTCCTCATATCTCTCGAATATGGCGCTGCAGTTGAGAACCAAGAAGCACTTGTTATCAAGCATGACCCTCGGTTTATATCCATCCTTAAGCCTGAATACCACTTTTCCTGCCCCTGTATCTTCCAATGTCCTGTTAGATGCAGACCCCTTGCCATTCGTATGCTTCTCGCAGATGCATAAGTATCTTGTGTAATCAAGTTTTGAAGGCACAATATACTGCTGTGTCTCCGACATGTAATTCTTCCTAACTACACCATGGTCCACAATAGTACCGCCCCTGTAATTCCTTGTGATGGATGTGCTCTTCAATACAGAATCAGACGGGGTTACATATGAATCTCCCTGTGAATAGACGCTCTCCCAATACTTGTTGTCGTAAAGCCTGTGGAAATACTTGTATCGGGTGTCGGCACTTGCCTCATCCTTGTACTTCTGCTGCAATCCAAGCGTATACCAAGTACCGCCATGAGGAAAGGATGCGGTGGCAGGTGATATAGGAAGTATCTCGATGTTCGCATAGGTATTCCCGCTGTCGATTCGGTTGGTAAGAAACTTGTCATCAAAAGGATTAGGTATGAACTCATCCGCAGCATACATATTTGCATTGACAACCACCTTGTTGTAGACAGGCTCCATACTTATTGAAGCACCATTGGACATATAACTACCACTTGTGACTGTATAAGCCGAATCAAGGTGGGATGCGCTTCCCGCAGCATAGTTGTTCGCCTTTGAGAACCAAGTCGCATATATGTCCCCATTGGTCTCAAGGTACTGATAGTCGATGAAATACATCCTCTTGCCATACTGAAGGCAGGTGAAACCGAGATATTGGCATATCTCCTGAAGCACCTCGTCCAATTTCCACTCTTCTTCTGTGTCATTAGTTTGGAAGTTATGCTCCGATATGGAAAGAAGACTCGGTACAAGGGTGCTTGTGCCAATCCTCTTGCTCCTTGTCCAATAATAGCCCTCCAATTCGCCTGTCGCATCGCATATCTGATTGATGATACCCGCAAGGCTCACTATCGAACCTCCGCTCATCTCCACATAATCTATATACTGAAGGGATGATATACAGTCAGCCGCCTCAAGACTGAAATTCTCGAAGCAATTCTCATATCCCGCATCATATACTTTCGGAGTTAAATATCCAATCCACTTTGTGATTGGACTTGCCGAATTGGATATGTCAAGCAACTCTACCTTTGTCCCCTGCGCACAATTTGAAAGTGCATCATGAAGATAATCATCATGCACTATATTGATTGTTGCCGTGGATGTCCTTACAGGGTCAAAAGGCGTATCGCTCGTGTTGTATCTTACAACAAAGGGTTGGTCTCCTGCCAACACTATCTCCTGATATGCGCTTGAATCGCC